ATAAAAAGCCTTTCTCTATTTTGCACAAAACGCGCACGAATAGAGAAAGGCTATAATTATACCTTTGCTCTCATCGTTCAGGAAAAAGTATTCCTGCAACAGATTAGCACCTTTCACTTATATGTGTAGGTTGCTGGGCTTCAAAGGGTCAGTCCCTCTACCGCTCTGGATAAGAATAAAAATGTGTATTTCATTGTTTTTCATTTAATTGTAAATCATTAAAATAACTGCCGCGATAGTTGTTTTGCTTTTCATTGTTTTTCATTGTTTTTGAAAAGTCGGTGGGCAAGTCGGTGGGCAAATAATCAATAATGACATTTCGTATTATATTATAGTTTATTTATTCGATTGATTGCAAGTGTTATTTTTATTGAGTTTTACTTTTATGTGTGCGATAATATTCACATGAATAACATTTCGTTATTCAACCTATTCATTGCTTTCATCTCAATTCAAAATTTGCGGTAAAAATCCCGTTAAATATGCCGCAACACCAGACTTTTACAGTCTGGTGTATTTTTTTGAAATTTTTTTATAAAAACTATTGACTATCACGCCACAAGGTGATAGTATGTAAACATAGCAAGCGGACAACAGATAAAAATAGAAAAGGATGGATGACGAAATGTTAGAAAAACAATCTTATTATAAAATTATTATGGAACTTGCGGAAGATGGGGAAGCGGGCGTTAAACAGGTTGTGGTTGATAAGTACAGTCTCAGACCTATTACATTAATACATAGAGAAGCGACAGAGCGAGAAACGGAACTAACTGTGCCAGTCAAAGGAATTCATTGGACGCGTTCTCAAAGCAAAGAATTAGATAATATTCTTATTATGTTAAATCTTTTAGCCGCTGAATCGTCAATTATTGACAAATTTTATTTCGAATTTGCGTTTGAATATTAAAATCAGAAAGGAGAAAAAATGGCTGGATATTTAAAAAAATACGCGGCTTCGAAAGGGTGGACTTTATATAAATTAGCTAAAGAATCGAATTTAAGCGATTCAACGCTTAGAAATGCTAATTTGACAACTGTCGATAAATTATCGGTAATAAACGTCAGAAAAATAAGTGTTGCTGTTGATGAAAAGCCCGGCAAAGTGCTAGATAAATTAATTGAAATCGAAACGAATGATAAAACTCATAGTGTAAATTTAAAATAAAAAAGCCCCCTCGGCCGTCGAGGGGGCTTTTTTATTTTAAATTTTCTTGACAAATTTCTTGTTTGCTGTGATAAAATATCCCGATTTTGTTTTCAAACGTGGTGTTCCGCCTTTCGTTTTCGCCGTTCCAACAGTGGTGAAGACCGTCCCCTTCGGAAATGTCCCGCCTGTTTTGTGCTTCTCGGTGAAGTCAACCGAATTGTATAAGTCGCACTGTACCAAGGTTTTGATTTTCTGAGGGTTTTCGGTGTAATAAGAATTTTTATTTGAACTTGTAGAGGAAGCGGCTTTGCTTGCGCTAGATGATTTAGTAGCAGGCAACTTCTGACCAAAGTAGCTCGAAATCCCTTCTACCACCTTTCGAGCTACTTCGTCCGCTTTTGCGTTATACTTAGCTACATCATTTTTATTTGTAATAAACGCAACTTCTTGTAATGTAGCAACAGCATTTGTTTCGCGTAAAATACCTAAGCGTCCGTGACGCGTCGATGTGTCCGGTTTAACATTTCGGTCCTTGAATACGTCATCAAGCTTATCATTGACACATTGCGCAAGTTTCTTACTTGAACTAGAAGTCGCGCAATAGAAGCCCGTAGTACCTTCTGCTGACGCCCCTGCCGCATCAAAATGAAATTCAATAACCGCATCTACTTTTTCTCTGTTTGCAAGTTTCGCATCTGCTGAAATGTTACGATTCACATCAGCTGTACGGTTATTAATAACTGTATGTCCCGCATTTCGCAATACTTTAGTTGTTCGCTTCATAATATCTAACGCTAAATCATCCTCGTGGTAGCCGTTTCCTACCGCGCCACTATCTACCCCGCCATGTCCAGCGAACACCGCTAATTTTAATTTTTTAGTCATTTTTCCTCATCCTTTCGTTTACTTCGATTTGTAAATTGTTCAAATAAACCTGTTCCGCCTAGTCCGGCCAATCCGCCCGCCCACGCCATTTCTGATAAGGTACCAGCTCCCGGCAAGGCGCTGGCAAAAACCCCTAACAAAATGCCTAATACAACGCTTAGTAAGGGTATGAATTTTGCCGGGATAACATTTGTTTTCTTAATTATCTCGGTTAGTGCTGTGACTATGATAGAAAGTAAAGTCATATATGTTAATAATTCAGTTCCAAAATCCATTTTTTCCATTCCTTTCTCATCTTATTTTTTTGCTAATTCAAGAAGTACGGTATTTATTTTTTCATCCATACCCAGCATTATATTTCGATGCGTTTTCTCGTTTTCGATATATTTTTGTTGTTGCTTCGTCACTTCTACTAACTGCTTATTTATTTCTACATTTTTTTCATTGATGACTTGACTTCGAGTTAGCTCTATTTGTGCCTTTTCAAGCATTGAAGCCATTTTAGTGTTTGTAATTTGCTTTTCTTCCGCCCTAGCTTCTAACCTATCCGCCATCTTAAATTGTCGGCGCTGTAAAACAACGACCGCCCAAACAATAAATCCGATAGCAACTAAAAACAGAATCAGAAAAATACGGTCGTCTTTTATTAATTCGTCGAAAAGTTTTTGCGCCGCTTCTTGCATAATCGCCACCCCTTTTTACTAATTAGCGTTATATGCTTCTCCCGTTAGCTCTGTAAATTGTTTTTGCGTTATTGTCCCAAATTTCACAAAATTACGAATGTCGACATCTGTGTAACATCCCCATACATAAAATAATTGAATGTCTTCGAAAGTGATATAACTACTCAATTTAGTCACCTCCTTTCAGCGCATTTACTTCATTCGTTAACTCCGCGAACCCCATCATCAAACGTGCATTTGTCGCTTTCATTTGCTCGATTGTATTATCTTCGCTCTCATCTATTTTTTTTGCTTCAAAATCTAAATTAACGCTTATTTTTCCTTCTGCGAATTTATATTTTCTTGGTTCGAAATCGTCTGGAATTTGTAAATCGTCCGATAATTTCAAACCTCCGTCGATTTCTCCGATTGTCGCAAAGCTTAATATTTCGTTATGTTCGTTTGTTTTTAAAAACATATTAATCCGCCTTCCTTTTTAATAATTTAATCCTTCAATTGCCAAAATTGTGAATTCATTCGCGTTAGCCGTCGGCGTTGTAGTTCCGTTAGATTGTCGAACGCTAACATCTCTTATAATTGTGAAATATGTTTTTCCGGCGAAATCAAGACCACATTCATACTCCCAGAATGTCGTAGACGTTCCGGAATCTGATTGATTTGAACGGTCCAACACAATGCTTGTAGTCCGTTTAAATGTTTCACATTTATACGTTCCACCCGCACCAGAATAAATTACCCTTATTTTAGAAAATTCATCTATAGATTTAGCTAGTGTGTATCTCGTCGCACTAACCCCGTTCGCCGCACCTTCAAAAAGCGTGACAGGTTTTAATTCGTCAACAGCTTTCTTAATTACATCATCTAAACCTAAAATCGCTTCCACATGCGTTTGAGGGAAAAATACTTCCAGTTCCCCACTTTCGTTTTTTTCTGACATAGTAACTAGTTTCGTCATTAAATATCCAGCTCCTTTACAGTTGTAAGTATTATTTGTGAACTTTGTGACAAAGCATTGTTTATTAAGTCTTCAGCTCTCTGCTCCGTGATGCCTGCGCCTTCTGAAAAGCCATCTAACTTACTCTTATCTTCAGCAGACATAAACCCGGCCGTGCTGCTTGTAGCATCAGCGTGCACGTGCGCGATTTCGGAAGCGTTTAAGTCGGAGGCTTTTAATATAACTGCCCCTGTTTGATTATTAATAGACGAAACTCCCAAAATGTCATGACCGTTAATAAATTCAGATAATCCAGTAACAGCGTTGACGTGCGTTTCTGTATAAACTTGTTCGACACTGTCGTCCTTATTTTTTTTCATGACTTTTACAATTTTAGTCAATTTCAATCACCCCGATTTCTTCTGACTCAAAACGTTCGCCCGGCCCCATGTTCGCGATAACCAAAGCATTTATTTCTACATTCTCAGCGATTTTTTTAATTTCTTCTAATTTATAAGACGCTGAATCACTAGAACTAGATACGTTTAAAAAGCAAACTGTTTTCTTTTCGTTGACGACTAAAGAGGTTAATAACGCAATATCTTGCATGCTCATTGCGATAGAATCGTTTAAATTGAAAATAATTTCGCTTTTTGCGCTTGCGAGCGCGTTATCGCTGTCGAGCCGTCTTTTTAAAGTTTCGAATTCTTCGCCTGCCGCGCTGAAACGTGCGTCGATAACTTCTGAATCAGTCGTTACATCGTTTTGCACGGAGTCAAAACGCATTTCTAACGTAGTTTGTTTACTGCTAATCTCCCCAGCTTCTTTTTTTGCATTTTCTGCAATAATCCCTGAAACGTCGACCGCTCTAGCGATTGATTCGCGTACATCTACGCCATATGTTTTTTCTCTTACTTGCTTCGAATAATTTCTTATTTGCGACGGCACATCGCTATCGCTATAGTCTTTTGTTTCTGGATTTATAGGAGTTGAATCGCGATAATTTGTCATTATATCCCCTCTCGCTATTTATTCTTCATTGCAACTATTTCCGCTTGCAATGCGATTATTGCCGCATTATTAATATTTTGTTGCCGTTCTAAATTCGATGTTTTTTCTTCAATTGATAATATTTTTTCATCTGTTTCAATTTGATATGCTTCTACAGCGATTTTAAGCGCGTTTAAAGCTTCTTTTAATTTCGTTGTATCTGCTTCACTTAAAGCATTTTCGAATGATTCTAGTGCCGACTGCGTTTGTGATAAGTTAGTATTTAATGTGTTTATTCTAGTATTCTGTGTAGAAATAACACTTTCTAACTCATATACTTGTTTTTTCGACTTATTCATGTCCGCTTGATAAGATGTCAATTTTTGAAGTTTATCGCCTAAGGCTAATGAAGAGCGATGCGGATTTAAAATATCTGTTGTTTTTTCGACTACTCTTAAATCATCATCAATATTCATCACGGGATTGGCGACCGGGTAATAATTATGAACTTCGAAACTTTCGATTTCTAAGTTAATTAGCGCTAAATCCAATGCGGTTATTTCCGTCTTCATTTTGATGCGATTATTATTCTTTAGTTCTTCTTTGCCTTTCGCTAATAAATTTTGTTCTTTCGTCACATCGTTCCAAATTACCGTACCTTCGACTATCCCAAAAATTTCGATTGCTTTTTGATCATCGAGATAGTCTTTTCCATCATTCACATTTTTTATATCTAGCCGCCTTTGACTCGCGTCCGTGGCGCCTTGGGTATCTAGCGTAGTACCCAAAGGAACAAGCCGAGATATAATTTCCGTCGCGTCTGGCGTGCGTTTGATAGCCTTGAGATTTTTTTTTAACTTGATTTCTGTTGTTTTCTTTTCGCCGATTTCAACGAGCCAATCCAAGTAGCGTTTTCCGGTAGAACTTTTTCTTATTTGAATTTCTCCACCTAAAACTTTTAATAGTTTTTCTTGAATTGTTGCAAATGTTTTATCATATGAAATATATTTGTAAATAGCGTCATTTGAATCTTGAACCGTCACACTGCCGACGAAAAAATGTTTTTCTTGTTCAGTTTGTTTGTTGTGCGTGTCTAAAATAATGCTTAAAAACTTCGCTGGGGTGATGTTGTGATACTCGCCGTGCCGTTGCACGCTATCATTCAAATAACCTAGTTCGCTTTCGCAAACAATTTCTTTTTTGAAACTTCCTTGCTCGTTCATAGATTCATACGCGGATAATACGCGCCCCTCGAAAACATTTTCGGATTTATTCGAATCATAAACAGTAACAAGCGTTTTTAATTCGAATAATTTTTCGTAACCGGGATTGGATTTTGAGATTGTAAAAGAAAAGGAGTCAATGCTATTGATTCCTTTTTTGATTGTTCCCGCAAGCAACTTACTTTCGCTTTTTTTCGAATGTATAACAATAATCTCGCTTTCGTTTTTAATTGTTATAGTGTGCATTTAAAGCACCTCACGATGAAAAGTGAATGTTATAGTACCGTAGCCCGAAATCGTTAAAACATTTTTGCCGGGACTGAAAAAGAAATTATCTGATTGACTTATTCCTTTAGGTGCTTTGAAAACACCTTTTTCATTCGTTATTTCCATTAACCCCGTCGATTCTATTTCTACAGAAGAATCATTTGTACCTAAATTCATTATTGTTACTGTCTCCGTACCAGCAATATAAAAAGTAGTACTTTGAGACATATCGGCTTCAAAATTAAACGCATCCCAAAAATCCGAACCTTCTTGCTCTGTTCGAATTTTAAAGGGATAAGCAGTGAAGCTTACTTTTAACTGGCCCATTAATCCTTCTTCCGGAAAATCCACGTCGGTAACTTCCGCTAAAAAGTAATAACCTTCTACGTCATCATCCATTAACATCGTTTGAGTACTATTCAATAACCAATTTGCTGCCCGAATTTTTTTCGCCGTCATAGCTTCAATTGAAGAGTTCACATCATCGTATACATAAAAAGTATATGAGAGTTCACGTTCACTATATGTCTGAACTCCGTACATCGTGCTAAAATCATATGTTTTGCTAGAAAAAGGGACCACTTCTTTAATTTTGTTTTTTTCGGGAAATCCGATATTTTTTTCTTTGCAAACTAAACCGTAATCAAAAAAAGAATGCTTATTTAAAAATGTTATTCCAAACATTAGACAAGTCCCCTTTCTGTTAAATTAACTCTGTTGCCGTTCGCGTCGTCAAAGAAGTCACCGAAAAGTTCCGCGAAAGTTCTGCCATCAACTTGCAAATATACCGGACGACCCACATTTGTTTCTACACTATCGGAGTTAGCCACTTGCCCTTGTGTGTAACCTTTATTTTCTTCCGCTGTAAGAACGCGCTCGCCTTTGTGTAGACGCGCATTGTAGCCATCAAAAGGCACGTAAGAAAGCCCGTTGAAATGAGAACCGTCTTTTTTTGCTTTTTTACCTTTACTTGCTTTACTTTTTTTCTTTTCAACCTTTTCACTTTCATCATCCCAGAACTTGACAGTGTCCTTTATCCATTGCACTGAATCATCGAACCAAGCTTGGACGCCTTCCCAAGCGCTTTTCGCACCATCTAAGATAGAATTAACAATATCAGAACCAGCTTCAAGCATACTTTTCCCGATAGATAAAATAGCGGTCACTGGGTCTTCTTTCGCTTTTTCAAACCAACTAGTCAGACTATTCCATTTTTCCTTAGCTCCGTCGATAATTTTTTGAAAGGAATTTTTAGCGGCATTCCATAACTTGACGCCGATGCCGATTAGTAAATTCAAAAGTCCTCTTAAAATCGAATTGAACATAGTTTTAAGCGCGTTGCCAACAGAAGATAAAATTTGCTTAACACCCTCCCAAATTTTATTCCAGTCGCCTGTCAATACTCCTGAAAATATTTTTACAAATCCGCTTATAACACCTAAAACGCCTTTGATAAATGCCGCGATAAATTCGAACGCATAACGTACAGTTTGCGTTATCAATCCGCCCCAGCTGTTCCAAAACGCCATAAACGAATTAATGAAAATTTGAACCAGTGCCATAACAGAGTCTAGCAATTGACCGATTGTATCGCGAATGCCTGCGAAATTCGTTGCGATTGCTACACCAAAAGCAACAAGTCCAGCAATTACTAACGTGATAGGCCACATAATAGCACCAATGCTAACACCAATCGCGCCCGCAACAGTACTTAAAGCCATTCCGGCCGTCGATACTGTTGTAATGACACTTCCTAACATCATCAAAATTGGACCAATCGCGGCCAATGCTCCACCAAGCACAATAATGTTCTCGAGCAGTTCGGGCGGTAAGCTCGCGATAACATCCGCTATTCCTTTCACTTTTTCGATTAAGCCTGGTAATATATCTCTAGCAACTTTTAACAGTTCTTCGCCAATCGGCGCTAAAGCCTGTGCCGTTTCTCTTAAAAGTGATTGGAATTCCGTGCCTAAGTTGTCAGATGCCGCCTTTCCCGCTTCATCGGCCGCACCGGAGACGTCGCGGTAAGCGTTTGTGACTCCGCCCATCGCTTCAACTACTTTAATTCCTGCATCCTCGCCCTGCGAACCAAAAATGGCCGATATAGCCGCCGCCTTTTCTTGTTCCGTCTCTAATCCAGCAATTTCTTTTGTTAGAGATTGAAAAAGTTCTTTGCTAGTGCCGCCGCCTTTTTCCCACTCGGCGAAAATCTTTTCAAATCCGCCGCCTAAGTCAGTTACAGCTTTCTTCACATTGCCATCACTGATTCGGATGCCAAACTCTTTCACTAAATCATTGACTTTATCTAAATTATAAGCCCCTGCATTTAAACCCCTTTGCAAGACGTTAAACATTTCATCAGCGGAGTATCCGCTTTCTTCAAAAAGCGGTGCGTACTCCGATAGATTGTCGCCTAGTTCGTCAGTTTTATTTAAGCCGTTTTGGGCGCCTACAGTGATGTAATCGAATGCTTTTTCGCTAGATATACCATAGGCTTGCATTAGGGCATTGACGCCCCTTAAAGTCTCGGACATGTCCATGTTAAAGACTTGTTCTAACATCAACGCTTTTTCTGTCGCTTGTTGTAATTCGTCTCCTGTAATACCTTTTAGCTGTTGCGATACATTAACGATAGCGAGAGAAACGGCATCTAAACTTTCGCCCCAGCCATTTTCCCAAACTCTTACAGCAACATCTTCTAACGATTCCGCTTCTGCTTCCGTTAGCCCCATCGCCGCTTGCATTTTACTAGAAGCGCTCTCGACATCGACCGCCGACTTGAATGCCGCCGCTCCCACGGCCATGATAGGCACGGTGACACCTTTCGTCATTTTTCCGCCTGCATTCGACACGCTTTCGCCAGCCTTGCCGACTTTTTCAAAACTATTCTTAACGTCGTCCCCCATATTCGAGGCACCTTTTTTTATTTCGTTAAAAATTTTCTTGAAAACACTTTCTGTTTTCTTTCCGTTTTGAGATAAGTCGTCTTCGGCATTTTCTAACTTGTCGAAATCTTTCGAGACGTCGACGGCCGCCGAATTAGTATCGTTAGCGATGTTATTAAGTGATTTAGACATATCCTTAGACATGTCTTTGCTGGCCGCTGATAAATCATTACTAACGTTTTCCATTTTCCCGAATTCTTTAGTAATGTCTTCAACGGTTGAATTAGAATCTTTTTTAATTTTCGTTAATGATTTAGTCATATCTGATATATCTATGACCATTTCAGTCTGCAAAGGTGCTAAATTTATGCCGCTTGTTGTCATGCTACGCGCCCCCCTTAGACTCTTGATAGCTTTTAATAGCTACAGAGTCGGCGTCTGTCTGTTGATAGCGCCAAAGGTCTTTTAAAAATTTCCTGCCATCTTCTGATTTTTTTAAGTTATACAACCAGCTATCGCGTCGGTATAACAAAAAATCAACATATTTTAATTTTTCGACATCAAAAAAAGACAGACCTGTGTAGTCACAAATCGCCTTTTCAGTTGAACTCCCGGAGTTATTTAACACCTCTTCCCATTCTTCCGTCTCAAAATGACGATTTATAATCGCTTCGCCTATTTGCCCGTCTGGAATGGGGATTATTAGTTTGGGTGGTTGTCTGCCTCGACTTTAAAATTAGCAACTTCTTGCACAATAGCTTTTAAGACCGTTAATGAAAGATTTTCAATTTGATTTTTCTGGAACTTCTTCGCTGATGTATTATTATTTACGATTTTAAGCACGATATCTACAACCGATTCCATATTGTCGTCCACATTTTCCATTTCTCGGACCAGCGCAATGGTAGGTTGATTAAGTTTTAATAGCTGTCCGTCGACCCAAATAATATCAATTGTTTTTGATTGCATTTGTTGTAAATTTAACATGTTATAGTTCCTCTCCTTCTGTTTCTTCTGGTTCTTGCTCCGGTTCTGTTGGCGGAGTTAACTCTTCAACGATGGACGCAAGAAAGTCCTTGATGAATGAAATCGCTGTTAATTCAGCGTCCACCACTGTTTCTTGGTCGCCTTTAAAGTCCATCGTGAAGCCGTTTCCGGCGTTAGCAATCATGGTTAATCTGATTTTAAGTCCATCGTCTTTAGTATGCACAAATCTGATTAAAACGTTCGTTAGTTTTTGCGCTCCGCCGAAAATTAGTCGGCGTTCTTTCCCGCCCACCGGATTTTCAATCCTAGCAGGGGTTAAAAGCCTAATTTTATCTAAAGACCACGAAAGAATGCCCGTTTTAAAGATACATTCCTCCTTAGTAATTAATCGTTTAACCGTTTGGCCATAGCTATTAACTACATCATATGTTTCCGGTTTATATTCGAAAGAAGCGCCCCCGCTAGTATGACCTACATTATTTTCATCTGTTTCTATTACTGAGTCGGCCGGGATCTCATCGCCTGTGAAATCCATCATGTATACTTCTCCGGCGCCCAAAATAATATCTTTTTTTGTCATTGTTTTATTCCTCCTTCATTTTTCACTTTCAAACTGAAAAACATGGTATTTTCATATAGCTGTAAGTCGTCTCTAAACAACGTGCCGCCGCCGGACAAACCTCCACGAAAAGACACGTCATCTACAACGATTGACGATTTATTTTCGTTAGTGGTGAATAGATTAGTTATTTGTTCGGTATATGCCTCTAAATCGTCATAATCGGAGCATATAACCCTTATTTCTAACTGTATTTGCGATATAACTTCGCTGTCGACAGGCTTAATAAAATAGATAACAGAGTCTGAATCTACATCCGTTGTGAAAATCGGGCTTATATGACCTTTAAAAACCGGGATGTTTTCAGCGATTAATTTATTGATATGTTTTCCAGTAAGCACTATTAACCACCCCCCAATAACTTGTTTATAGTTTTTAAATTTTCAGTTTGCGCTTTTTCCAGAAAGGGCCGCGGTTTTTGTCCAATGGTCCAATGTACATCGCCTTTTTTGTCCTCGTAGCGCCACGGTGTTTTTCTTCCGTCGCCTTCTACTGCATATACTCCTGTCCCTTGATGGATATATGGGGCGTACTCGGCTGTATTTCCAACCACTCCAACAATTTTAGTAGCCTTTAAAACTACTTTATAAGTCGCGGAAGCTCGCAAAATGCCTTCATCTACCGCTTTCATTTGCGTTATATGTCGCTTTGATTCCCCCATCAAAAAAATAGCGGCCGTTTCAGTGTTTGTTAATAACTGTTTTATTAATAATTCGCCAGCTTTATCTACTGAATTATCAAAGTCATTCGACATATTAACCCAACCTTTCTAAATATAACTGGGACATAGTATTGTCATTGTTAACGCCTTTTACTTCAAAAACACCGTTTTCGTTAACAATTCGATAATCGTGTTCCGTTTTTATACCTTTGAAAGGAGTTAATCCTAAATGGGTGTATTTTTTTGCTCTCACGCCCGCGCTCCCCATCGTTAATTGGTTTTTTTCGCTCGTATCGAACATAGTTACATAGATGTCCTTAATACGTCCCCAGCTATCTAATTTCTTCGCTCCAGACGATGTTTCGACTGTGATGGCTTTTTGTAATTCAAATTTTCTTGCTTTGTTTCGAACGAAAGGCATAATTTACAGTCCTTTCATTTTTCTATGTTTTGCTATTTTTCGCTTTAATGACTCGGGGTATTCATTTAAATAGCTATTCGATACCCCTCCTTGCGAATCAGATGCAAGGCCCTCAGTGCCAACGCGATTATATTTAATAACCGCAATATCAATAACAATGCTTTCCATTGAAGAGCTTATTTCTGTTTGATTTGTTTCGCTTAACGTATCTTCGCAAGCTTCTTCTATAATGTCGTCTAACAGCAACGTGTCACCGCCGCTTGCTTCGAAATCAGGCAAACGGCGCAACACTTTCGCTTTTAATCCATCTGGAATTTCCATATCATCATCCTGCTACAGTTCCGGTTGGTTTATACGATACAATCGCATTTTTCTTCTGATTTAACACAAATGCATCGTAGTAAATACGACCTTCAACAAGCGAGCCGCTAATCCCGGGCGCATCAAGGTGAATTTTGTAATCAGCCAATTTAATTGGCGCTACTGTGGCCGACGCATGCGCGATAATAAAGCTGACCCCAGTAGGTAGGTAATTCGCTGGTACTCTTACGACAGAAGCCCCGTCGACCATACCAACTTGCCCCTTGTATTTGATATCAGATTGCGCCAAATCCCCTAATCCGGTAAACGCCGGGTCTAGTTTTAAATCGGCGTAAAAAGTTGATTTAGTTACAATCATCCGATTAGCTGTCGGCACTTTAGCTTCGTCTAATTTTTCATTAGCTCGCACGACCGCTTCATAAGCTTTGCTACCATAATTAGTAGTTAGATTAGTCCCACCTTTAAACATTTCCGCAAAACGGTAAATATCGACTTCCGGCACAATCACTTCTGCGAGTTGTCGAGCAAGAATTTTTTCCGCTTTTAATTGCGTTTCATTTTCTCTCATTTTGTCCACTGTATAAGTGAACGCGCGGTCTTTGTTAAGCGTCATTGTTTGCTGATTCCCTGTCGCTTCCGCTGGCGTACCGTAACGACTTGTTCCGACCGTCGTATAATCAGTCATATCAACGGTATTCGTACTAGTTGCGATTATTGACCTAGCGCCGTCCCACGTATAATCTTGATTAGTAAAAGGATTCGACACTGCCCCGATAGTAAATGCGTCGTCTACTTTATCGGAAAAAATTGTTGTTAATTCGACTGCCATTTTTTATTCCTACTTCCTTTTTAGTATTTGCTAAATTCAGCTAAAAAGCTGTCTACTTCCGGGGCTTTAGCTTGTCCCGGTTTCTTTGGGGTGTCCCCTGCAAGTGCGGCCTTGACCGCCGCTTGTTTTTCAGCGTCCCAAACCGCTTTAAAATCTTTTACATTAAGCATTGTTGTTTCTTCGTCAGCATCAGCGACATATTCCGCGAAAGCCGTAGGAATACCGTAATCCGTCAGTGTTTTAGTTGCTTTTTTAACAGCGTCAGCACGTTCAGCTTTCGCTTTGTACCCCTCTAACTCAGCTAGACGGTTCTTCAATTCCTCGCTCGCTCTTTCTTCCGCTGTCATCTTCGCAAGTCGTTCGCGTTTTTCGATTTCGATTTCTTGCGCTTTTTTTTCGCGATTTAAACGCTCTGTGATGATGTTATCTAGTTCTTTTTGCGTGAAAAATTTTTGTCCCGGTTCTACCGAGTCCGCTGGTTCTGCTGTTTCTGCCGGTTCTGCTGGTTCTGCTGGTTCTGCCGGGTTTGCCGGTCCGCCCTCTCCACCTAAGTCCGGCGAAAATTTAGCGTGATTTAAAATTGAATGAATGTAACTTTTATACATTTGTGACCCTCCTTTTTAAGTCCGGGTAGACTGATGCCGTGTTTTTCTTTTACGCCTAAAACAAGTAAAAAAGGCAAATTAAAAAAGACTGATATTTAAATCACTCTTTTATATTTTTATTACTGGTATATACGTACATCGGCAATTGGTATGACCCGGGCACGGTGGAGCTTCTTCTATGTCGAATCTTTTTTTGTGTAGTTTTCCGCAAACCTTGCAAGTGCGTTCGTCATCAGTCGTATACCAGTCGACTTCTTCAATACCTGCTTTTTTATAACCTTCTTTTTGCCCTTCGTTAAGTGCGTGCATGTATTCCGTGCGCACAAGCGCTCTAGACTGTTCTACTGATACATCCATGCGCTTCGCTATATCTTTTGTGATGTCGGTGACTGAACGACCTTGTATAATTCCGTTCGTCAACGACTCATTTAACGCGAATTCTAGTTCTGAGGTGTTTTTCCATATTCGCTTACTGAAATTTGCGCCACTCCAAGGCTCTTTAATGATTTGATTAATTGCTTTTTCGTTCAGCATAGAAAACGTTATTTCTAATTCGTTTGCTGTGATGGACAGGCCTCGCTTAACAGCTTGTTTTGCTATTTGCGTGATATAACTCGTTTCAGACTCTCTTAAGCTCGTTATCACGCTATTTATTTGCTTTTCTAAAGCTTCTAAATGCCCTAAGTGATAAAGGTCCGACATCATCGGATTAGGCTGATTTACTTTCTGATACATGTGCAATATTTCGATTTCAATTTCCTTTTGCGCTTGTTCGTATATTGCCAGATGTTTATTCGTCTTCTTTTCATTCTCGTTATACAGCTCGTGAAGTGGTTTAGATAGCTTTTTCGCTAATTTGTCATTACTTTCCATTTTCCTCAGCTACCTTTTTCTTTTTTTCTTCATCGTCTTCGTTTGTTTCTTCGTCGACTTCTTCAAGGTCTTGTTTTTCGTCTTCTTCGTCGATATCGGGGACTAGATTCATTTGATTGTCCATCGCTTCTTCTTTTTCTAGTTGTATTTGCTCTAATTCGGCCGCTGGGTCAACGCCCGGAATCATTGCGATTCTACTTCTTTGGCTTAACGTTCCGGCCGTGTCGCGCGCCACCTGTGCCATTTCGACAACGTTTTGCGGCAAACTAGCGCTAAATTTGACATTTAAATCGTAAACATCAAAAGAACCAGCCGTTTTACCGAGGTAATCCGCAATGTTTTCAAAGCGCTTAAATAAGCCTTTTCGGAAGCTCTTTTCTTTTTCTTGCCTAGCTTGTTCTAATGATAGTAATTTGTACTTCATTGCTACGCCTGACGCGTTATTAGCAAAATTTTCATCGGACATGTCCGGAACAAATGAGAATTTGTGAATATCTGAATTGAGTCTATTTTTAGTGTTTTGCGCATATGCGTCATTGACTTGCTTAATTAACCAGTCCACATCACCGTCGCCGTCAACCTTGAAAGCACCCGCTTTTTTTGCCGCTTCTATGTCCTCGCCGCTCGCTTCGGACATGTTAATTATTTTCAAATAAGCGTCAGTGAAATCGGTCAAGTCATCTATTGAGGTCGAAACAGCAACGTCGTAACCATCAACCTCCGTCAATACTTTTTCAAAATCACCTTTCGCGCTTTTGTTATTCTTGTACTGAATGATTGGACATCTATTTAATTGATGCGGCTTAGTTCCTTCTGAAATCCCCATTTCACTTACGTTTGTTTCTGCATCTTTGCCTTTTTCGTAAATGTATTGAGTTTGTCCTACGTCGTCATATACGGACATCGTCACAACTATTTCATTATCTTTGTTCAACCTTTCATCAAAAATAAGCGCGTCAGTTACGCGCTCTCTTATTCGCCCGTCAGTTAATACAATAACGTTTCTAGGGTCGACTGAATCGAAACAGAAATCCCCATTTTCGTCGTAGTAGTCTAACTCATAAGCAACGCCGTAAATTGCCATGTCTAGAGCTAAATCACTGTTAACAGAAGGCTCGAAATTCCTTTTTAAAATGTAACTAACATCTTCATTATCATCAATGCCAGAATACTCCACCGGGTTCCCCATAAAGTGACCTGTTGTTATAGTTGCGATATATCCCGGATAGTTATTGACTATTTTGGCGTCCTCTTTTGCGCCGCGATTTTCTTTTTTTAGTATGTCATGTTCAGCGTCGTAGTATCTCCGTAATTTATCCAGCCGCTCGCGTTCTTCTGCGTTGTTATTATATAGTTCTACCGCTTCATCAAATGTTAGCATTATCTAACTCCTAACTGGTCCTTGCTAATCGACCCTAATTTATTTTTATTCTTAACTATCGTGTTTACAAAGTATCTATCTGAGTCCATATGGTGGTCATTTGTTTTCAATGGCGCGTCTAAGCCTTTTAGCGTTGCCTTCTCGTCCCAAATGTAACTACTGAACTCCTTGAATGTCTTGACACAACAATCGTTGTATTTTATCGACTCTTCCCCTAAACAGCTAGCAACATTTCGAATACCTTCCAGCACATCATTTTTAGCTTTTATTACCTTCCAGCCTTTTTGACGTACTAAAGTGATGAATGAAGTCGCTGAGGGGTCAATGATGACTTTCTTCGTCAACCTGTTGGCAAAATCATCTAAAGCAGTGAAATACTGTTCGTCTGTTCGCTGTATGCCTTTTTCACGACCTCCGTAGTGGTATTCTCTAACTTTGTACCAAACGCCGTCATATAGTCCCCAAAGCCCCAAAGCAAACGGGTTTTGCGTACCGTAATCGCAAGAAATATAGTATCGCGTGTAAGGCCTGTCTTCCGTTTTTACAACATGCTTATCTTTATTGAACATGTCGTATATAACACCCTCGGCCATAACCCATAGACCTAATATATAGCGCTGGTAAAATATGCCTGTGAATGACCTCTTATAGCGCTCTTTGACCCTCTCACTAAGCGAAAGATTATCGTCCATGGTAAAGTGCAACACTAGCATTTGCTTTTCTTCCGCGCCGTCTATAAATTCTAATTTAAACCAATGATATGGACTATCCGGATTACAGTTAAACCATTGTTTCGCGCCATCAATGGAAAGACGCGCTATAGCCTGTTCTACAAATGATTTAGGCATAAGAGCTACTTCATCGAAAAACATGCCCGCAAGTGTGATACCTTGTATTAAGTCTTGACTCGACTCATCTTTGCCGCCGAATAAATAAAAGTCGTTTGTTTTACCTTTAAAGCTTATTGTCAGCATATTGTCCGAGCGGTGGTCTTTAACCCGATACCCCCGACTTCTAAGCATCCTCTTGAGTGGCTTAATCACGTTACGCCTATGCGAACCGATTGTTTTCCCGGCCATACCAAAATCTTTGTTGTCGAATGTTTCTAAAGCCCAGATGATATATGAAAGCGACATACTCGCGGTCTTGCCAGCTCTAACAGCACCATCGCAAATAATCCCGTCGTAGTCGCGATACGGGCTATTTGGACGCCACCACTTCATGACCTTTAATTGTTTTTCACTAAAAGGCTTGAATTTAAATGAAGATTGCTTTTTGCGTCTATTCTTCATCCCAATTCACTTCCTTAGCGTCGATAGCTTCTAAAAATCCATCATACTCGACTAAGTCGCCTTCATTGCCGTTGATTGAGTTAGTCTTGGCTTCGAGGTGTTTAATATTAGCCTTCATGTGCTTAAGGCTTAGTTTCATTTGTCTAGCTTTGAGGTTTCGGGGGTCGTTTTTATCTGTCATAGCTACAAAATCATTAATCATTCGCAATAGACCGCTCATGGCCGTGTAATTGGCTTGGATAAACTTCGCTTGTTTATCCCAGCTGAATTGAACTTCGAATTCTTGACCTGTCAAATAACTTTCATAACCAGTTTGGGCAGTACCTCTTGTTTCATATGTTTGCCTTTTTGTTTCTTTAGTTAAATCGTCCTTGTTGGCCACAAACATTATTTGCATGCCGTGCCACAATGTAGAGAATTGCATTTTTATCATCATCCAAACTAAGTCGGCAGGTTCTTCGTCGTCTATTAAGTCCATAATTTGCAATAACTCATTTGGTGCATATTTTGAATATTTCCCATGTTTTCGAGCGTTTTGATTACCTAATAATGATGACAATTCGGCCCCCTTCGATGATGACAATCGCAAAGCCTTTTCCCACTCGTCGATTTTGCGCCATCGGGATACTTGCGAGGGAGAGCAAGAAAGCTTCTTAGCTATTGCGGCTAAAGTAATTTGACCCTTACAATCTAAGTATAATTTGAGTGCTTTGTCTCTGTTTGTACTACGCTTTTTTGACACAAAAAAAATACCCCCCAACCGTTTTTTTTAATGGCACGTTTTTTCAAATTTCTAAGCTTGTCAGATTTAGAAATTTTAGACTGAAAATAAGTCGATTTTGCTCTAAATTTATAAACCCTCTCATATATACCGAAAAAGCCTTGCGTTTTTGCTCCCAAAATGTAACATATCTACTATTGTGTTGCATTTTCAATATATGCTCAATGTGCTTATACAGTGCCTTTTTAGCGCTATTCAAAATACAAATGCAACGTTGTCGGAATGAGTTACATTTTACTGCACTAAAGCGAATAGTTGTTCTTGTTTTTAGGCATAAAAAAAGAGCTGGTTAACAGCTCATTTCTTTTATTACTTTTTGTAAAAATTCTTTTTCAGTTTGCCATTTTAGCGGAAACATTACTTCCGTGCTTATCCACCCATCACCTTGCCCTTCGTCTTCATCAAATCTATAATACATAAATTCAAAAGGGTTTTTCTTATCCCCGACCGGAATTAATGCCGAATAAGAGTAGTAAGGTGGAATCCCTTCAAAAAAATAGGTATTTGGCATGCTCCCGAAATACATGTTTGTTAATTCGCCGTCACTATCTAAATAAAATAAGTCTTGTTCGCTTCTCGCGCATTCGTTCGCATTGTCCCACAAAATATTGCCTCTTCGCTTTATTTTCTTCCACAAAACACGCTTATTCATTTCGATTCACCACTTCGCCGCCAAATACTTCAGCAACTTTTTTAGCTTCTTCCAAGTCGTCAAATTTTTCCGCTTGAGATTCAGTGCCGGGTTGGTCGTCGATTTGAAAAGTTGCCGTTGTATCTTCAAATTTTTGAAATAACAACATTTCGCCGACGCGCACAATATAATAATCTTTATTTTTCATTTCTCATCCCTCCAGCAATATATTTCACAAAAATAACTTGCATTTTTTCTCTAAACTCTTTATCTGCCGCTACTTTGCGTTTAAATTCTTCCAGCGTTTCCGGGAAGTTCATTAGTCCTAGCTCGGAAAAACGCTCAAACGCTTCCGATTCTTGGATTCTCACTGATTCTTGGATTCTGATTTCTATCGACTTTTTTATTAAGTCTGAATGGTCGTGTTCTTTTGCTTTTTCAAAAGGATTTATCACATTAATCACTTTCCTTTCTTTGTATGAATATAACTAATGTTGCTGTTGTTGAAAGTATAAGTATTATTGTCGTCTGTTATTATTTCGATCCAGCCTGTTTCGTAAAAACTCAAAGCGTTTTCGATGTCATTTACTTCAAAGTGCCACACGCGCCCACTTTGAAAACTAATTGATATCAGTCCCATTTTTAATTACCCACACCCTTAATAGTTCGTTTAGTGAAGTCAATTGAAGAACCGTCTTGGTGACCGCTGATATAAGCAAACGTGACTTCCGTTTGCGGTTGTTTTCTCTCGGTTTCCCTAAAATTTTCGGCATAGGATTCGAATGATTTTTCGACTTTCTCAGGCATTAGTATTAAAACTTCGTATTCTTCCCTTAGCGCAAATATTTGTTCTCTGAATTTCGCATCGACCCCATCCAGAAAGCCTATAATGTAGCTTTTTTTAAGCTTCGTCGTGAAACCGCGATTTCTTTTTTCTCCGGTTTCTAAATAATGCCAGCGGACAAATCTTTTACTATAATAAATTACTGTTTCATGAGCCAACAAATACATTTCTTTGGCTAAATTTAAATCTTTTTCGATTCCGTAAAAAACCATCGTACTCTTTCGTCCCGTCGTGCGATAATACATTTTTACGCGAAAATTCTCCGCGATGATATTACCTAGCCTTTCTTCCCACCAATGTATTTTTTTATGGATAGTTACGTCGTTTTCAGTGATTAATTCACTGCTTGCTTCCGTTTCGCCTAACTCCTGTTCTGAAATATTATTTTGTAGCATCAACCTTTGCGCTAAAACAAGCGCTGATTGACCTTCTTCATCGCTCCCATTCTCTCTCGCAATGTTTAACAACCCTTTTATTTTTCTTATAATTTTTTCGTTATCCATGTTTGCACCTCGTCACGAATTAAATTTTTTCATCAGTAAATTAATTTCGTCTTGCTGAATTCCGATATAAATAAGCGTTTCTTTCGGTTCTTTGTGATTAAATATTTTTTGTAATGTTACAACGTCATTAAATTGTTTGTAAAAGTGATATCCGAACGTTTTTCGTAGGGTATGCGTCCCCAGAGATGGCAATTTAAAACGCGTTTCGATATCTTTAATAATTCGCCATGCTTGGATTCGTCCAATTGGCTTATTTATGCCTTTTTGACTAGAAAATAAAAAGTCTTCATCTTCTAACTTCGCGATGTATAAACGAATCGCTTTCATGCAATTAGTCGGAATTACGGTTTGTTTTAGTTTTCCGGTTTTTTGTTCCTTCAACTTAAATTCGCCGTTTTTCACGTCTTTTTTTTTCAATGTCAGCAAGTCACTAATGCGAATCCCAACGCTGATGCCGAGAAAAAAAAGAATATAATTTCGCTCATTTTCGATAGCTAAATAACGCTTGATGTCCGTTATCGTATCTCTATCGCGAATCGGCTCAACATTATTCATTTTTTTCACTCTCCATCAACTGCCATAATTGGCTTTTTTTCTTTTGTTCTTCGATTTTTTTTTCGGCTTTTCGCAAATGGTCTTCGACGGTTTTTCGTTTTAAATTTAACATTCTCGCCGTCGACTTAATGCTAAAACCGGATTTATTCACTAGCAAAAAAATGTCTTTTTGTCGAGGTGTTAACGCATTTAAAAGCTCGTTTATCAAAGCTGTTTCAAAATCACTTATTTTTTTCGATTCTGATTTTTGCGATTCATATTTGTGTTTTAAATGTGATACGAAAGCCATATCAGAATAATAAGCGATGCTAGGAGCTTCGTAGTTCGATTCTCTTTTGTAGTCAAGCATAGAGATACCTGTTTGCATATATTTAACAGACTCGGACATGCTTATTACAATCCCTCTCAATAAAGTTTCGTCTGCTTCATACTTGACTTTTTTTTGCATTATTCTAGCATGTCGCAAACCGATTTTATATTCCCAAATCAAACTATCCAAATCACTTGACATGCTAACACCTCAACAAAAATTATTTTTTCTTGATTTTCGAAACTGAAAAGCTGTTATTTAGTACTGATAACAGACTGAAAGTTTCTTTTTTTTCGTTGTTGTCGGCAACGGTGAAAGTGCCTTGTTTTTTATTCACTTTCAAGACTTCGTACTGTTGACCTAAATCAAAGCCAAACGCCTTGACGTTACAATATACGAACGGGGTGTTTTTGTTAGGAATTTGTATGATGTCCGCATCAGATTCCGTTATGCCTGCCATTTTTTCAAGTCGATTTATTTTTGATTTATTAGACTCAAATTCTGCTAATAATTTAGTTAGTGTCGCAATGTCTAATTTGTCCGCTAAAATCATTCTGTTAGTTTTATGTGCGGTTTCCATTTTGTGAATGATGTCTTTTAGCCGCTCGATTTCTTTCGTCATTTTTTTCGCCGCCTTACCATGTTTTTGTTGTATGGTACTAGGTTATGCCTTTTTTTCCAGTTCGACAAAGTGCTAGGTGCTACGCATAATTCTTTCGCGATACTTGCGTCCGATTGCGTTCTTGACATTTCTTTGTACTCGTCAACTGTTAATTTTTTTATTTGTGAATTTAAATCAATGCCTTTTAGCATATTTCCAACGCTTTCCAGAAATCGCAAATCAACGCGCAAATCTCGTTTTTCTTTGAAATTTGTTTCGTTTGATTCGATTTTTTTAATTATTTTGCTTTGCCATGCCCTCAGTTCGGATTTTGTGCAATTTTCAGCTTTTTGCATGTCGATTTCATCCATTTTCGGACTCCTCCCTATACCTCAATTCATAATCTCGATTAACCACCCTTATTTCACACCAACCGCTATTCCAAGATGACCGCAACGTTTGAATGGTTTGGCGACGGGGGTTTGTATAATAAATTTCACAAAATTCCAAGACCTCGCGAATGCTAACCCATCCGCCGTTTGTCGAAAAAGCTTTTTCGTGTTTTAAATATTTTTTGATTCCGTCAATCATGACTTTATATTTCGAATTACCTTCGCCGCCTTTTACGCCACCCGTTTCTCGCGCGTGAAAAGGCTCGATATAAGACCGAATTCCGCGGCCTTGTTTTTCTAAAGGCGCTCGGTTAAATCTCGCTGGAATATGGCACCATGTGGCTCTTTCAGTGATAAATAGTAAGCCTATTCCGTTTTCTCGCAATATTCTAGTTGCTAGTCGCGATATTGATTTCGCTTCCGGCACGGCCACATAAATGTAATGGCCATATTTTTTTCGTTCAATTGCTTGCTCTATGACTTTGAAATTAAGCGATGTTTTTAGCTCGACAATAATATTTGCCGGGCCACATAGAGCTAATAAGTCGCAATGTAGGACCTCTGCGTAAATCATATTACCACAATCGTAGTTTTTAATTATCCACATTTTCGCTGGAAAAAATAACTCTGATTCCTTCAAACGCTTACACCTCCCCGTTTTTCATTTTTTCTATTTCTTTTTTAAATTCGTCTTGTTCCGCTTGTGATAGCGTTTTTATCTCGGGTCCCTTCTCAAACCAGTCCGGCAAAATCTCTTTGCTTTGATTTTTTTTGGAATTATTAGCTCGCGCTGGCGCTGATGTCTCGAACTCCTCTAAGTAGCAAGAATTTCGCAAAAATGTATCTGGATATTTTATATAGCCAATTTCGCGGTCTAGAACTTCGCACTCAGCAACATATTTTTTAGCACCTTCAAAAATCCGTTCATGTCCATCATTTTTTAAGCGCTGTTTAAAAATAGTTTCTGCTCGCGGTTTATTTTTTTTTCGGGGGTAAATTTTCCAAAACTGTTCAAAGTGCATATGCGCATCGGATGCGCTATATATATATTTATTATTTTTATTGTTTATATGTTTATTGAATGTGGCATCGACCTCGGCACTCGCTTCGGCATCCACTTCGGCATTGTTACAAAGCTCGGCATCGACCTCGGCACTCGCTTCGGCATCCACTTTGGCATTGTTACAAAGCTCGGCATCGACCTCGGCACTCGCTTCGGCATCCACTTTGGCATTGTTACAAAGCTCGGCATCGACCTCGGCACTCGCTTCGGCATCCACTTCGGCATTGAATGGAATTAACTCATAATTCGGCGCGCGGCCACCGGGTTTTTTTGTGAAATTTAGCCGTTTCGCTTCTACCAGCTCCGTCCTTGCTTTTCGAACCGTCCTACCTGCCAGCAACGTCTTTTCCATTAACAATGATTCAGAGGCTGTAAAAGGGCTTTTCCAGCCTAGTTTGTTATTTATTGACATAAGTGCGTGCCATAGATTAATCGACGCCGGGGTGAGTGTCTCGTCCGTCTCCAACCAGCTGTAAAATTCGTTTATTTCCCTTAAATAATTCATGTAACCCCTCACCAATCTTCATAATTTGGATTTAAAACTTCTACGTCTATATTGATATTGGTATTGTCAATAATTATTTTCGCTCTTTTTGCGTATAACGAAAATAATTCTCTGGAAAATCCGGAAAGGCTTCTTAAAGATAAAGTTTTGCGAATGTCTACCCCTTCGACCCTTAACGAAAAAATTTCATTTTGAAAAATGCCTATTTGGTACTTACAACCGTATTCAGATTTATCCGATTCGGGGTCCATCGCGATATTTATAAAACCGTTTTCGCCATTTTCGTACCCTTTGAAATGAAAAGATATTTCGCGATAACTTTCATCATCATCGAAATCAATATCGCTTTCGACCATTTTTTCTACTAATCTAGTGAGTGTCTCGCTGGCGCCACCGGGATTAAAAAGGGATTCCAAATTATCTTTTACCATTTTTATAGATTTATCGCCTATTTCTCCTTGCAAAGTATCAGCGATGACATTCGTAACTAATTGATTGTATTCAATTAAGTTCATTTTTGACAAATCTACTTTTATTTTTTCTCTGATTTCGCTTTCTAATGATTTTCCAAATTTGGAATATCTTCCAAAACTTGTGCTTAAGGTGCTTTTTAAAGTTTCTTCAATTTCGTTTTTCACTATTTCTTGTACAAGTCCACTTTCGCTTATTTCTTGCATTGAGTTGTTAACAATCTCGTTTAAATTTAATTCCATAAAAATATCCTCCTAGGTTGATTTTTTAGAAGGAAACCACTATAATATAATTGTGTGGTATATTATAGTGGTTTCCGGACTTGCATTTGCGTGCAAGTCTATTTTTTTGCGACTTCTAACAATCTTTCAATCATTCGAATATATTTTTCTTGCCCTTCTGCGAGTCCGATGCAATAACTTCTTTCGTTAGTTGTATTAGCTTCTTTGTACATCGTCTCAATCTTTTTTCTTTCTGAAACAGCTCCTACAAATTCAATTTCGATTGCTGTGATTAATTTATTCATTTATTTCCCCTTCCTTTCTCCCTTGAGTTACACCTAATTTATAGACTGTATAAACGATAAGTGATAGTAGCAAGAAACTGCTTAAAATTCCCATCTTCTCACCTCCTTATTGTTAACCCTTTCACAATTTTCGTATTTTGTTATAATTACTAAGAAAGCGAGGTGAAATATATGGCTGAATTATTAAATCCGGGAGAAGACAACAAACCCTCTGGAAAATACAAGGAAGTTGGTCCGCGTGGCGGCGCTGTTCCAAAACCTCGTATTGTAAAAATCGACCCAGGCGACCGGTTACCTCCAACTTCTCAAAAAGGGAACAAATGGGAAAGACAATAAGTGGTTTCGCTGACTAGTCTTCTTTGAAGACTAGTCTTTTTTCTGAAAAGCAAAAACACCATTTTAAAAAGTTGATTTGTAACCATGCCACTACTACTAATTCATTTTTTTCATTTCTATATTTCGTGATATAATGTTTCATTTTTCACCTCCTTCTATTTTCACGTTCCCATTTTTTGAACCACTCTAGCCCTTCGGCGCATACGAACCAAGGGGCCCTCGCGTAGTTGTCTTTCTGATACCTCAAAGGCTTAAAATCTTCGTTATACCAAAAAAGTTTTAAAGCTGTATTCCATGACATGTTAATTAGCTTTAAAAATTCCTTTCTGGTATATTCGTCTGTTGGTCCACGAATATCCGTCGTTGTTTGTAGTTCGTGTTTTTCAAGAAAGGCGCGAACTTCATCGCGTATAACACTTTCTAAAAATTCGGGACTTATTTGTATATTTATTAAATTCCCCATTGTATACCTCCGATAATTCAATTATTTCATACAACTTGTTTTTTGTCGCGTTTAAGCGACTTATTGCATAAAAAAATATTAGTAGCTTCTTTTTTTGTCAAAGGAATCCCGGCTACAATTTTATGCACTTCGCGAATTGTGAAAGTAAGCCCACCGCTTTGCAATTTTCTGTAAAAGGTGCTTCTGTCAATATCTAAAATATCCGCGATGTTATTGACCGTTTTTTCTTTCTCGCTTATTTTTTTCTTCAATTCGTTTATGTCGACGTACAAATTTGTTTCCCCCTATCACCAATCGCGTTATTGCGACTTAATAACAATAATCTACCATGTTAAAAAAATAAAGTCAAGAAATAAATCTCGTTATTGCGATTTTTTGTTGCGTTTACGCATCAAGTTTGTTATTATGATATCATCAATCAAAGAGAGAGGTAAAATAAATGCAAACAGGAGAAAGAATAAAGAAAAGAAGGAAGGAGCTTGGTTATAACGCTGATTACTTAGCTGAGGAGCTTGGAGTTTCACGCTCTACCATTTTCAGATATGAAAATGGTGAAATAGAAAAACTACCTATCACGATTTTAGATTCATTATCGAATATATTAAAAACCACCCCTGCCTACTTGATGGGATGGGTTGATGACGGAGCTGAACATTTAGAAGATAGCGAAAACTTGTCGAACGATGAAATAAATTTAATTACTAACTATAGAAAAATTAGCGATAGACAAAAAGGTGAAGTAAACGGAATGATAAACGCTTTTCTATTAGATAAAAGCAAGGAGTGA